CTGCCATTTTAAATTCCTCTCACTGTTAAAACATTATTATATGACATAGTTAAATTAATGTCTGTGGCTGTTACCCCACAGACTATCAAATTACAACGATCCTGCGGCACGTTTCTCTGCAACTTTAACTTCCTTTGACGTGAACCATTCAATTGCAAACGCTTCTGGGGTTTGACCTTTGCGTGGCTTGTCACCAACACGCTTTGCTACTTTAGCAACAGTTGCAGTTTTAGCAACCTTTGCTACTTTAGCAACTGTTGCAGATTTAGCAACACGAGGCGCCTTTGCAGCAGTCATGCCCACTTGTGCAAGATATGCAACAGCAGCTTCTTTATCCATTGCAGCAGGCAACTCAATCATGTTTACATTTGTGCAACCAAAACGCTCAAGTGCTTTGGCTCGTTTAGCGTCGTTAGCAAATTTGTAAACTGTTGCGCCATTTTCTGTACAAGTTCCTGCAAAAGTAAATGTTTTCATTTTTACGCTCCTTACTAGTTAGTGTACATACATTATAGCAAATGGGTGATTTTTGGTCTACCATTTATTGCGTTGTTTTTTTACAACAAGTTTGGGTGTTGCTTTTTCTGCAACTTTTGGCACTGACTTTAGTATGTGAAACAAATCTGTTGCTTTTTTAAAACTAAAATTTGGATGCTTGTACATGTAATCAATTTTGCGTTCTAAAACTTGCAATATTTCTAACAAATCCATTTTTGTTGCAAAATTGCTATCCATTAGTATTTTGTTAATTTCATGCTTGTCCAGCATGTACTCTACCCATTTTGTAGTAGCGGGTATTTTGTAATACTGTACTATTGCTTTTTTGTTATTGCGTGAACTGTATTTGCTAATAAAAGAATTTGCAGACATAACAGGCTCCTTTCGCTAGTAACAGTACATTATAGCAAAAGGAGCCTTTATGCGCAATGGTTGTTAATTTTACACTATTACATATTTGCTAATGCTAGGATGTCCGCCAACTTCCCAATCTACCCAAGATTTAATTTGATCGTAATCAATTTCTTCGTTAATCCATTCGTATCTAAATCCTAAATGCCCTATAACAGCATAATCGTAAAATTCTGCTTTTATATGATCCTCAAGATCTTTAATGGGACGTTTAGGACCAATCCACATATCTGCAAACTGAATTGATTTCCCGTTATGTCCTTCGTATCCATTGAGCCGACCGTTTGGTCCAAACGGATTGCCAGTAATTCCAAAACAGGTACGAGTGACTATAAGATCATCATCTAGCACAATACGATTACGCCAAAGATAAAAGTAATAATCTAAATTAGATTCCACCATATGTTGCCATCCCTTTCACTTGAGGAACAGCACATTGTCCGCCCGCATTTAGATAATCAATAATTAATATTGGCGTAAGGCATGAGTCTGACCACGAATCCTTAAGATTATTGGCAATCTGGAATTTTTTAAGTCGAATCTTACAGTCATCATGAAATCCTTTTGGACTTCCGTAAGTGGCACGAATATGATTATACAAATCAAGTTCGAGCTCAGGAGTAAGCTCGACATTATTTTCACCGGCCTCTGCACTCAATCTACCAAACGCAAGTATATAACCGCCGTTGACACCTTTTTCGTTAGGAAAATAAGTATTGTGCCAGTTCAGGGCCCACTGCAAATCTTGCTTGCCTAGCTCGAATATTTGGTCGGTTTCTGCACCATGTCGGCCGATATTATTTACACCAATAATATAAGTAACCATGCCAGGTTGTGCTTGTTGACCTTTTGCTTCTACTGCTGGTGCCGGATACATATTATTTTGTTCTAGAATCAATTGCAATTCATGACTTTGCACATCTTCAGTAAGTGTCGACTCGTATAATCGCTTGCCGCTGACACGACTACGATGTACAAAATATGGATCAATCAATTTGCGACCACTACCACCCAAGCGTCTAAAGCCATAATTGCCAGTAGCTTCTCCTACATCTTTGCTGCCTGGGACGACCAAATTGTCACCTACTACCTTGCATTGAATTTTGGTACCAGCTGCAATTAATCCAAAATGTTTCATTAGATAAAATGCTGTGCCACTTTGTTGCCCCTCCCAAGAGGAATAACGACCGGTTTCTTTAATAAAAATCACATTAAGCGGTTGCATAATACGTGGATCAAACAAAGTGATAATATTGTCCGCGATATGTGTTTCTTCTAAGAAGCGTTGGATATCAACATTGATGTCGATCAAACTTTCGTCAACCTCCATAAGGTATCCAAAATGTTCTTGCGTGTAAACTTCGCCATTCAATCGTTGTTTCAGTGTATCAATTGCTGCTTGAATTTTGGCACTGGTAATTAGCGGTTGTGCGCGATCCGGCAATGCTTCGTATTTGCCACTTTTACTAGTCAATTGCTGATTTTTAATTTTTGCAATAGGAGCGAAAGGATTTGCTCCGCGCACTACTGTACGCAGCTGATTTACATTATTCACGGACATTGTTGATCCTTCAATAAAGTTATAAAAGAACTGTAGTATATAAAAAAAGAAAATTGTTGTCAACCGTTGCTAAAGTTGCAAGTTGTCCAAATACTTCTGTAGATTATCGCCATGCAATTTTAGCAACACTGTTTCTTGTTCGCCCAATAGTAGCAATTGATCAATTTTCGCAATGTAGTACGGACAGGCCAATAATCTGCTCATTTGGATCATGGTACGATTTCGCATTGGCTCAGGCAACACACAGTCGTAAACAGGAATCTTGGTGAATTTTTTTATAAACTCAATGCCAGACTTGGTTAATCTTAGATTGTTTGGTTTGGTATGGATCCACCACCAAGACTTGATGAATTGAGGATATGTAGTCGTATCAGCGCCTGCGGCCTGCAAAATGCTTTCGGTATACCAACGCTGATTACGGGTAGATTTGGTCACCATGTTTCATCAACACAACAGTAAATTTGTCAGTTTTGAACAGGGTATTGAGTTTTTTTGCCAAGTTGATAGCATGTCCGCTGTTTGAAAAACTAACCTTCTTGTACTTGGGACCAGGGTACGCAACCAGCATGTTTTGGCTTTTTAGATTGATGGGTTGTTGGTCGTAGAAAACCGCCCATATACCTTCACTTGACAGCACTTGGTCGCTTTTGTAATTTAGTTTGTTTACATGCTCTAACAACACATTTGGTTTAGGTCTTGACATTGGAATCTTCCTTGAACTAGGTATTTATGACAATAACGGCGTAGTTTATTTAAACCCGCCGCCGTCCATGAATACACTGTTAACAGGTTCGGGATCTGATCTATTTTGCAATTCTGCTATCATTGACAACAAAGAAAAAATATCTGCATGTATGCTCCGTGCTTCCTCAGAACTCAGCATCAGCTGTTTGCTGTTTGTTTGATTCATCTGCCGGACTCTGTTGTTAAAATTTTGTATTGATAAACTATGCTGCATTGTTTGCTTCCTGTTCTGTATAAAATGGTCCTTGGAACTCATATCGATTCAAGGTAATGTTCTTGGGGCAAAACTGCAAACACCATGTGTGGTTGATTTTGATCAAGTAGTAACCAGCACAGTATAAACTTTTACTTTTTAAAGACCTGGAATAAATTGGCAGCTTGCGTTTGATATCGTACACCTGATTGTAGGCTTTGCCAACAATGGGATAACTGTATACATTATTTTCTTTTTCAGGTCGCTTGTTTGATATTGCTCGCTGAAATTTGATATGATAAGTTTGCTTTAAAATTTGCACAGAAGGAAAATATTCGCGGGTCTCTTGATATACATAAACAAAGCCTCCATCTTCTCGAGCTTGGATAGTGGCAATCCTTGTACCCCTATCTTCAACCACCCAGAACTTGTTTTTTACTACAGGTTTTGCAATTCGTTCTGTGATCATGATTTTAATGTGTGGTGAGTGATAATTTTGCCCAGCTCGCGATCAAAATCTGTGGTGTCACTGATGACGTAAATGTCACGGTCTGCACCATAGGTATCTTTGTCAATCTCAACCACGTAACCACCGTGTGCTTCGTAAATGTTCAATGACATTTTTTTATTTGGGAATCTATGTCTTGATCCACCAACACTGCCTGTAATATCGTCAATTCTGATTGCTCCAGGCAGCGCAGCACCTAACGTGTATGTAGTTCCTGTATTCATAGAGTCTCCTAAGTCAATGGTAATATCGTGTGAATCTAAATCTAAAAAATTGGTATCTATAGTAACAGTGTTTGAGGTCATTGTTTTATCATTTCCATCATGATAGACTGTGATACCTGCTTGGCAAAGTCTTCTTCCTCTTTGATCATGTAAAGAGTGTGTTTGGTTTCGTCGTCATGTTTGTCGTACACATGGGTTTCAAGAATATGTCCACCTACACATGTGTACAATTTAAAAGTCATACTATCGGCCTGAATACAGGGATTACCGGTACCCTCATCATCTGTCCAAAAGTTATTCTTAGGTGGAACATTTATGCGGGCTCGTCGTGTCCGTTGAACTTGGCCAATTTCGTCTGCACGTTGTTGTGCTGTGAATTCAGCATCGTCCTCCCAGGCACGTTTGCATACCCTCCAGACAATTTTTCTAAACCATTTCATTTGCGATCTCCATAATTTATACCCATTCTCCTAACAGTATTGAAATTGTAAATGCAATACTCAAATATGTAAAAGAGTGTAGCAATTGATCCATGCCCATCCAAACCCAATACGCTCGGTCCTCGGTGGTCAATCTTACAACAACCCTGACTCCAACCCAGTCTATAACATAGTGTAACGCAGCATCAAGTGCAGCCAACATGACACAAGCTTGTATGCCCACAAAATGCATGAGTACCACATAGGTCAATGCACCGTGCAGTCCAGCATGTTGTAGCCCTCCGGTGCGCCCAAGATGGCCTTTGTCTTTGAACATTCTATCAGTTTGCCAACAAAAGTCGGCTAGAAAATGCTTGACAAACAGTAATGTCAATATTAACCAGATAGTCATATTAATAACGAACTACCGGACCAGGAGGCAGCGGTGGGGTTGGCAATCCAGCAGGTTGACATACAAATCTTCCGTAGATGCTGTAGTCGCGTTGGCCTAGTTCCCTGAACGCTTCATAACATGCAGCTTTATCATGATAGGTTCCCAGGTATCGCCAGTTACCGTGTTCTGTTCCGGTAACAGTGGAAATGGCCATGGTCCAAAGTAATAGTATATGTGGCATTGTTTGCTCTTTCTGTTTGATTTAACGCTGGGGATATTCTGCACTTAACACTTCGCTATATTGTGCAGCAAATTCGCTAAGTTTGGCCAAATCGTACTTGCCGCAAAATTTCAAGAATTGTGCTCCTACCATGGGCCTAGTTTGTTTTACAGCACCTTGTGCAATGGTGGTAGCAATTTTACCTTTGATATCGTCAGGTTGTGCAGTAAGATCAACTAGAGTAACATTTCTATTGTAGTCATCCAGCACACGATGTTCAATACCGTTGTGATCGGTCCACCGCTGTAGCATGAGATTGTTCCAGTTAAAACCTTTTTTATCTCTGTCCTCATATGCTTCTTGCAGGCCAACCTTGTTCTTGGAACCTTTGGTCCTAACACCTGGGTATGCACTGAACACATTGTCCGATGCATCGCCGCGCATGCATTTTTCAAACAAGATCCATGCGGGATCTGGAATCTTTTTTGGTTCTTTAGTTTTCTTGTCAACCACCAGTTTACCTCTCTTGTCCAGAATACCTTCTAGTGTATGCAGCTCGTCTGCAATACCGTTGTATTGATTCACGTTTGATGCTAGCAATTGATAAAAGTCTGTGTCGCTGCTGACAATGGTATGATGATCATTCGGATGACTTTGTATAAAGCCGGCGATAAGATCATCCGCTTCCAGTTCAGAATGTTGTAACACAGTGCAATTGGTCTTTTCAGTCAAGAATGTTTTAAGATCATCAAACGCTTCCCAAAACAGTCGGTCTTCTTCGGCTTCTGTTTCGGTTAAGGCAGCTCGAGCCACAGCACGATTCTTTTTATATGGTTCATAAAAATCTTTGCGCCATGAACGGCCTTCTAAGCAGAAGACCACATGATCGGCTTTTTGCTCGCGCCAGGCTTTGTTGACTGAACCCAATGTTACATGAATAGCAAAACCCAGTTTGTCCCATGTATCGCTTTGGCGATGGGCACTGTGTCGGGCACGAAAGAACGTGTTAGCTGTGTCTACAATTAGATATCTCATGTAGTAATATTAGCATATTATAACAATTGTGTCAAGTGCGGTAAAAGAAATTCTGCCCATTTTCTATGAGCATCCGCATCAAAATGGTAACTTGGTTTGGATTGAAATCCCGAATTGGTTAACCATTTGTAATAGGTCAAGTCAGGATCGTATGGGCCAAGATAGTTATTAAACCAGTCAGCTGGCGACTGCCGAAAGTAATTGTAAGTATTAAAAAACAAATGTGGGATTTTAAGATCCAATAATTCGGTATGTAGCTCGTATATATCTTTATGAGCCTGTTGTTCGGCCAACTCCCAATCTAAATTAACTATATATTCTTTGTATCGCTCTTTTACAGGATCTGGCCAATCATGTCCAACTCCACCGGCATTGACTTGCCAATACACATTCTCGTGCAACCATTCTTCACGTTCCCAAGTACTCCACCCAATAATAACAGCATCTGGTGTGCCTTCGTTACGAATATATTCGCGTGTGGTTCTTATTATCCTATTGTTTGAACTGGCTGATTCTGCATCGCAATGCAAAACAGCAGATAACTCATTGGCAATATTGCAGCCATAACTGACTTTTAGATTGTCTGGGTGCGACTGCCTGCCAAGCCCGTGATATAACCTGTCGTCTTTGGCAAAGCAGTAATCATTGACAGCTTCTGCGCCTGCGCTATGGCTATCACCGTTTACATATAGTATTGTCACGATACTTCGGTCCTTCCGCCGCCTAGATCCCGGCGATCAACCATTC